ACGACCGCCGAACTTAAAATTATTTACAATATGTTAAAATACCCGCTTTCTAACTCTCTTGTTGTAAGACAAACTTTTAATACTTTAAGAGATTCATGTTGGAAACAATTGCAATGGGCAACTGAAAAATTGGGTTGTGCCGATAAGTGGAAATTTACAGTATCTCCGCTTGAAGCAACTTATTTACCAACAGGTCAGAAAATTTATTTTAGAGGTTTGGATAATCCCCTCTCTATTACATCTTTAACAGTTGCTAAAGGATTCCTCTGCTATTGTTGGTTAGAAGAAGCTTATCAAATAACTAGTGAAGATGATTTTAATAAAATAGACTTATCATTTAGAGGAGAATTGCCAGAAGGTTATTATAGGCAATTGATTTTTACTTTTAACCCTTGGAGTGATAAAGTCTGGTTTAAGAAAAGATTTTTTGATGTTCCTAATGATAATAACCACCTTTGTTTAACTACTACATACAAATGTAATGAGTGGTTAGATAAAACTGATATTGATATTTTTGAGGATATGAAAGTTAAATATCCAAGAAGGTATAGAATTGAGGGAGAAGGTGAATGGGGAATATCAGAAGGTCTTATTTTTGATAATTGGGAAGTTAAAGATTTTGATAGAGAAAATCTTGATTTACCACTTTGGATAGGATTAGACTTTGGTTGGGAAGATCCCACGGCTATTAGTATTTTAAGAGTTGATGAGTCTACTAAGACTCTTTATTTTTGTGAAGAATATTATCACAATCATAAAACTTTGGATCAAGTAGCTCAGTGGTTGATTGACAATGGATATTCTAAATCTTTAATAATGTGCGATAGTGCGGAACCCCGGTCTATAGTGGAATTAACTAAACTAGGAATTCTTAGAGCTAAGCCCGCCGCAAAGGGTAAAGGTTCAATTATGGAAGGTATTCGTAAATTACAAGAATACCACATAATTATACATCCCTCTTGTTCTAATGCAGAAATAGAATTTAGCAATTATACATTTGATAAAGATAAAATGGGCCAGTGGATAGATAATCCTATCGATGACTTTTGCCACCTTATAGATGCTGCCCGCTACGCTACTCAATGCGGTAGTTTAAAAAAGCAGCTACAAACTATGAGCAAGAGTCAATTAGGTTTTTAGGGGAGGTTTTAAATAAAGAATATGTTAGAATTATTATCCACATATTCTGTACATGAAATTATAGTATTCATTGTTCTATTGTTTTTTGCATTTAAAGGTTTTGTGGAAGCTATTAATTGGTGTAAAGATCTTTATAATAAAAAATTTAATAAAGATTTAGATGCAGTTACACAACAAAAGAAATTAGAACAATTTTATAATGAATGTACTCAACAATATAATTCTTTAGATGAAAAATTAAATAATTTAATTTCATCTTTTGATAAGAATTTTAATGATATAGAAGAACAGATTAACGTTCTAATTGAAAGTGATAAGGACGATATTAAGAGTTGGTTAGTTGAAAAATATAACTTTTATAAATCTCATCCTACTATTATGATTTCTATGCATATGATGGATACGATAGAAAAAAGATATGGACATTATAAGGATGAGGGAGGAAATTCTTATATAGATGAAATAATTATGCCAGGCTTACGAGAGATGGCAAAGGAGGAACAGCGTGTTGAAATATAAGTTAAGTAAAGATCAAGAGCTTACTCCAGAATTAATAAAAAAAATAATTGAAAAACATAAACAGAATCAAATTCCAAGACTTCAAAAATTAGACGATTATTATCATACTAAAAATAAGATTTTACAAAGAACAATGACTGATGATAGTAAACCTAATAATAAAGTCGCACATCCATATGCATCCTATATTACAGATACTTTAACAGGTTATTTTATGGGAGAGGGTGTAACTTATTCTTCTCTTGAAGATGATGCTCTAAATGAATTAACTATGGTATTAGAGTATAATGATAGTCAAGATGAAGATATGGAATTGGCAAAAGATATGTCAATTTTCGGAGAAGCTGTTGAACTTTTGTACATTGATGAGGAAGGATCTACCCGTATTAAGAGATTGGATCCAAGAGAAGTAATCCTTGTCTATGATGACACTCTTAATGAGGATATTCTATATGCTATTCGTTATTATGAATGTGAAGATATTCTAAAAGAACAGAAATATTATATGATAGAGGTTTATACAGATAAAGATTTTACTATTTATAAATCTGATGTCAATATCAATAATTTAGACTTTATATCTTCAAAAGAACATTATTTTGAGACGGTTCCGGTTTGTGAATTTTGTAACAATGAAGAGGAAATTGGTGATTTTGAGCCAGTTATATCTTTAATTGATGCTTATGATCAGATGGAGGCGGATAGTCTTAATGATTTTGAATACTTCGTAGATGCTTATTTATGTTTAACTGGCCTTGTGGCGGATAATGAAGACGTTGCCGCAATGAAGCAGAATAGAATTTTGTTATTAGACAATGATTCTGATGCTAAGTGGTTAGTTAAAGATACTAATGATTCTAATATAGAAAATGTAAAAACTAGATTAGATTCAGACATTCATAAGTTTAGCAAAGTCCCTGATATGAGTGATGAATCATTTAGCGGAAATGCTTCTGGAGTTGCTATTAAATATAAAACATTACCAATGGAAAATGTTGTAGCAATTAAGGAAAGAAAGTTTAAGAAAGGATTACAGAGAAGAATTGAGTTAATATTTAATATATTAGCAAAAGCTTCAAGTTTATATGATTGGAGAGCAATTAATATAACCTTTACACGTAATCTTCCTACAAACGATTCAGAGGTTGCCGCAATGATTTCTACTTTGTCTGGTATTGTATCTAATGAAACTTTACTTGCTCAAGTTCCTTTTGTTGAAGATGTGCAAGATGAGGTTGAGAGATTGGATGAAGAAAAGAAAAAGAATCCTTTTTATGATACTAGATTAGGATATGTAGGAGAAGATGATGGAACACAGGACAAGACCGAGGAGTAGTTATAACAATAAAAAAAGTTATGATGATGAATTAAGTCTTGTTTTGGAATTGTTAGAATTAGCTAAAGAATATGAAAATGAATTGGTTGAATTGTTTGAAGAAGCTTTAGAAGAGTTGTGTGAGTTATATGAAGATGAATTTCCTTTTTATTTTAAATCAGGACCAGATCAAAAAAGTATTATTGAATTGATGATAAGCTTGATTAAAGAAGGAGACTTTGAGACGAATGTGAGTAGGGTTTTGGATACTATAAGAGAGAGGACCTTACAGCTTGAGACTCAAAGATTAACTGCTTGGCTCATACTTGATTACGAATTAACCAAGGATAAAACAGCTAATTCAGTTGGCTTACCTACTGAACAATTACAATATTGGGTTGAAAAGAATCCAGTTAAACAAGTTATAGAAAAACCATGGTGTCCTGATAATAAAACTTATTTAGATAGAATTAAAGATGCTACGAACACTATGGATAAACAATTAAGACTTGTAATAATTCAAGGTTATAAAAGAGGTTGGTCTAAAGAAAGAATGACCGAAATCTTTAGGAATATTACAGGAACAGCTGAATACAAAGCAAGAAGATTAATTCGCACTGAAACAATGGCTGTATGGTCGAAGGTAACAAAAGGCATCTATTTAGAGAAAGGTATTGAGCTTGTGGAAATCATAGGCGACGCCGCATGTGGTGGAATTTGTACTGATTATGTTGGTGAAATTGTTCCATTAGCAGATGCGGAGTTAGGTGACGATCTCCCGCCATACCATCCTAATTGTGCTTGTTCCTTTTGTTCTTATACAGAATTTGCAGATGTGGACGAAGACAATTAATTTATCATTTGTATTTTTTAATATTATATGAAGGGTTAGCAAAAGCTAAAACTTAAAAGGAGTAATTATGGAAAACGAGAATAACACAGGGGCACAAGGTGCAACTGAAAACGTTACAGATCAGGAACAGAAAACTTATACTCAGGAAGAAGTAGATAAAATGCTTCAGGCTGAAGGTGATCGAAGGGTGACTGCCGCACTCAAAAAGCAGGCTGATAAATTTGCTAAAGAGAAAGCTGAATCAGACAAACTTCGTGAAATGGACGATAATCAGCGTAAAGAGTATGAATATGAAAAAAGAATGAAGGAATTGGAAGAGAAAGAAAAAGAATTTGCTCTTACCCAGAATAAACTTGAAGCTTCAAAAATTATGGCAGAGCATGGACTTCCTATTTCTTTTGTTGATTACATCGTTGCGGAAGATGCTGAAACAATGATGCAAAATATAACTAACTTTGAGACACAATGGAAAAGTGCTATTGCGGATGCTGTTCAACAGAGGTTAGCGTCCCCAGCGCCAAAGGGTGGAAATGTAACACAGGCCGGAATGACAAAAGAACAGTTTAAAAAATTGACATTAGCACAGCAATCCGAAATATATAGAACAAATCCAGAGTTATACAAACAAATGGTAACTCGTTAATTTTTGGAGGAATATTATTATGGCAGCAAAAAATAGTGCTAGCATTCCAAGCGTAGTTTCTCCTAATCACACTCATGTGATTTATGATAACTTCGTGCTTGAAAATAAAATTGATGATTTTCTTACTACTAAGCTTGATTTAGCTCAGTATGCAACTCATGATGATTCTCTTACTCAGTCTGCAGGTATGACTAAGGTTGTTAATACTTACACTGCTACTGGTAATGTTGAAGATCTTAAGATGGGTGAAGGCAACAGCGATGATATTGAGGTTAGCTTCGATACTAAAGAGTATGTTGTTGGTGTTACTCAGGGTAGATTCCCTTACTATGATGAGGAAGTTATGACAGATCCTATGGTTGTTGATGTAGGACTTCAGAAGCTTGCTGATCAGATGGTTAATGACCTTACCGCAAAGATTGTTGGTGAGTTAGACAAGGCTACTATCATTAGATACAGCCAGACCTTTACTTTTGAAAATATCGTTGATGCAATCGCTGCTTTCCCTAAGGAAGAGATTGAGGGTCTTTTCTTACTTGTAAATAAGGCTCAGGTTGCTACTCTTCGTAAGAATCTTGGAACTTCTCTTCAGTATGTTGAAGATTTCGTAAGAACTGGTTATATCGGTTCTGTTTGCGGCGTTCCTGTAATCGCTACTAATGCTGTAACCGCTGGTACTGCTTATCTTGCTAACAAGGAAGCTGTTACTATCTTTACTAAGAAGGGTGCTGAGATTGAGCAGGAGAGAGATGCTAACCTTAGACTCAATAAGGTTTATGCTCGTAAGGTTATGCTTGTTGCTCTTACTGATGCAACTAAGGTTGTTAAGCTTACTACTTCTGCAGATCCTAATGCTTAATTATTAATAAATAAAGGAGTCAAGATATGTTAGATAAAATTAAGTTATTGCTTAACATTTCTAATGATGATAAAGATGATTTGTTAGTAACTCTTATTAGTATGTGTAAGGATTACGCAACAGATTATTGTAATCTTGAAGAATATGACCAAAAGCTTGACTCCGCTGTAATAGAAATGGTTATTGAGAGATACAACAGAATAGGTAGCGAGGGTATAATCTCCGCTACCTCTTCTGGTATCAAAGAAGAATATAAAGACGGTTATTCTGCTCCTGTTATTAGGAAATTGCAGAAAAACAGAAAGGTGAAGTGTGTATGATATTACGAGATACCATAATCCAAGTCAAGAGTGAAAAACAATCAGACGGAATGGGTGGAAATACTCGTACTAACAAAATATACACTCCTATAGAATGTAAAGCTTCCTTGAACACTGATCCCGAGGTGGCTACTGCATATGGACTGTCAGGAGAACAAGTTATTTATGTAGTTACTCGGGAACCATTAGACAAGGGAGCTTTTTATTTGTTTAGAGATAAAAAATATACAATAAGATTTCAAACAGATAATAACCGTCTATTTTATTCTACTCTTGTCGAAATAAAGAAAGGATAGTTATAATGTTCACAATAGACAATGATACACAAAAAATGACTATCATAAAAAAAGATACTGCGAATTTCGATATTGAGATTGATAATTACTCTCTTGCAGATGGAGATGAAGTAATTTTTACAGTTAATACAGATGTTGAGTTAGAAACTCCAGTTATTCAAAAGGTAGTTACAGCATTTGAAGATGGAGTTGCTACAATTGATTTAACTAGTGAAGATACCAATATTGAAATTGGTACCTATAAATATGATATTCAAGTAAATACTCAAGATGGACGAGTTGATACTGTAATTGGTCCTGCTAAATTTGTAGTTAAGGGAGGAGTAACATACTAATGAAAGCTAATATTAATGTAAATGCTTCTCTTAAAGGTACACTAACTGCAGGAAAAGGTACTCAGGTTATTAAAGAGATTGAGAAAGATTATGAAAATTTAATTAATAAACCTAGTATCAATGGAATAGAACTTGTTGGCAATGTATCTTCAGATGATTTAAATATTGGAGATGCATTAACCAATACAGAGATTGAGGCTTTAATCAATGGGCTTCAGCTCTAATGAGGAGAATAAAATATGAAATATATTGATGAAAATGGTTTACTTTACCTCATTCAGAAGATTAAGACATGGGATAGCGGAAAGGTAGATGCTGAACAGGGCAAAGGATTATCTACTAATGACTTTACTGCTACATATAAGAATGCACTTGATAATCTTGCTACTAACTATGTAGCTGCTGTATCTGGAAAAGGTTTAAGTACCAATGACTATGATAATACTGAGAAAGCTAAGGTTGCAGCTGCTCAGACCGCAAGTGATGTTGCAACAGCAGTAGAAGCTTACGGATATCAGACCAGTGCTCAGGTAACTGCAGCAATCACCGCCGCACTTGCTAATTTTACTGGTGTTTCCTTTACTATTGTTTCTTCTCTTCCTGCTTCTGGTACGAATGGTGTGTTCTATCTTGTTCCTAATAGCGGAAGTGGAAATAATACTTATGATGAGTATATTTGGGTTACAATCCCTGGCGCTCAGGAAGGCGATCCCGCAACTACTAGATTTGAAAAGATTGGAACCACAAATATTGATTTAAGTGGATATGTTCAGTCTTCTGATTTAAGTGCAATTACAAATGCAGAGATTGATACAATTATTACTAATTCGAATTCTTAATAAGGAGGCTTGCCAATGAAGTATTTAGATAGTACTGGATTGGCACACTTATGGAGTGAAATATTAAATGTAGCTGGGGATGAAGTCTATATTGGGACTACAGCCCCAGCCGCAGACTCTAAATATACGGTGTGGATTAATCCTAATGGTACTCCTTCTTCTCTTGTTACTTTAGCACAAGTACAAGCATTAGGCTACCAGACTGCAAGTGATGTTCAAACTTATGTTACAGGATTAGGTTATCAAACTTCTTCGCAAGTACAGTCTGCAATAGCTACTGCGATTGGAGGTATTGAGAATGGCACTTACTAATAAATTAACTGCAATTGCAAATGCTATTAGGGCTAAGACCGGCGGAAGTGCGCAGCTTAGTCTTGATGATATGGTTACTGAAATTGGAAATATAAGTGGTGGCTCAGCTGCTGTAATTGAAAGTAAAAATATAACTGAAAATGGTACTTATACAGCTCCTAGTGGAGTTGATGGTTACTCTCCTATTGTTGTAAATGTACCTTCTAGTTTTCCTAATATTACTTTTAGTGGAAATATAAGTAATTTAAATTATTTTGGTCTTTGGGATACTGTTTTTGAAAATTATAGTAATAAATTAATAACTCAAAATATTACAGCAGGAAGTTCTATGATGTTTAAATCTTCAGTAGAAGATTTGTCTGGATGGACTATAAATTTTAGCTCAGATGGAAGTTTAGAGCAAATATTTTATAATGCAGGTCATCTTAAACAATTACCTACTATTAATAAGTCAGGAACTATTTTAAGTTTATATAATACTTTTCAAAATTGTGAATTATTAAGATATATTCCAAATAATTATTTTAGTAATATGAGTTTTTCTCAAACATCAAAGAATAATGTTTTAAGGGGTACATTTTCTAATTGTAAATCATTAAGAAAATTACCTACTAGTCTTCGATTATCAGATATTTGTGCAACCTCTACTCTTACTTCAACAAGCAAACCTTTTGCAGATTGTTTTAGCCAATGTTATGTATTAGAAGAAATACAGAATTTTCCTTGTTTAAATGCTACAGTTTCAAATAAGACAGCATCTTATTTATTTGGTAATGGATTTTTAAGTCTTTCTAGATTAAAGACATTAACTTTTAATACTAATAATGGAGAACCTTTAGTTAGATCTTGGACTGGAGTTACTATTGATTGTAGGAATATGGGATATTCTAATAATGACAATTATATTACTGGATATAATTCTGGTATTACAGTTGCTAAAAAAGTTACTGATGCTGCATCTTATGAAACGTTAAAGAATGATCCAGATTGGTATACTATTAATTCAGCTTATAGTAGATATAATCATGATTCAGCAGTAGAAACAATAAATTCTTTACCAGATACAAGTGCTTATTTGGCTACTGCCGGCGGTACTAATACTATTCAATTTAAAACTGGTGCTGGCTCAGCTACTGATGCAGGTGCTGTAAGTGATATGACAGCGGCAGAAATTGCAGTAGCTACAAATAAAGGTTGGACTGTTACATTTGCTTAAGGAGATTAAAATGAAACAATCAAATTTTAATTTAATTAAAATGGAAGCTGATGAAGGAAAGGTATTTGATTGGGCTGATCTTTCTCAGCATACACATGAAGAAGAAACTGAAGCAGGAGTAGTAGTTACTGTACAGGATCATCTTTATGCAACAACATTATTTCTCGGTGCAAATGATTCTCCAGAGAATTACGTAGAGGTAAGCAAACCACAAGAGGAGTAAATAATATGAGTATACAATTATTTTTAACTCTTTTTATTATATTATCTGCAATATCAGCTTTATTTACTCAAACTCTTAAAGAGATGTGTAAAGATGATATTGTAAAACCTTCAACTAATTTATTTGCTATTATTAATGCGGCGGTTGTAGGTGGGGGAGGACTGGCCGCCGCATATGTTTGGTTAGAAATTCCTTTTACATTTCCTAATATCCTTTCTATTGTTGCTATGATTTTTGCGGTATGGATTGGTTCTATGGTAGGATATGATAAAGTAACTCAATTAATAACTCAAATTAAAGGAGAATTCAAATGAAGCTTGAAGGTAGAAAATTAATTGCGGATGAGGGTAAGGTGCTTGATTTTGCTGAACCTAAATACGCATTAGATGAGGATAAAGTTCCTACAAGAATCCATTTATATACACCTTTTATTACTTTAGGTAGAATGGATAAGATGGAAAATTATATTGAGATTGATGCTTCCGATATAAAGGAGGATTAATAATGGTTCTAAGTATAAAAGTAAATGGGGATTGGGTAGAAGTTCCGGCACTTAAAGGAACTGATGGTACTAGTGGAACAACCCCAGTTAAAGGTACTGATTATTGGACTGCCGCAGATCAAGCATCTATAGTTAATGATGTATTGACAGCACTTCCCGCAGCAGAAAGTGTGAGTGTATGAGTAAATATAGCATAGACTCTACTACTTTAACTGCTATTGGTGATGCTGTTAGAAGTAAAACAGGTGGTAGTGATCCAATTTTAGTAAGTAATCTTGCTACTGCTATTTCTGGTATAACCACTGGCGGAGGAGATTTATCTTTGACTTATGTTAAAGGTACTCCGATTCAATGTAGATATAATAATATGAAACTGGATTTTGTACTTCCAATTACTGATTATCTTCCTTCTGATATTAGTAAATTAAAGGTACTAATTGGTATTGAAGGTACTCCAAGTGGTGATTGCGGAATTTGGTATAATAAAAGCGCAAATTTAATCAATGCTACTGTTAGTTCATATATTAATGAAAATGGTCAGGAAATAACTAATGCTGGTACTTGTCCTATTTTAATTGGCGGATTTTATGTTAAAGTAGGTTATAATACTATAAATAATCCCGATCCTAATTGCTTAGCCTTAATTAATGGTAAATTATATACTGTTGTTAAGAATGGTAACGGAAGTGATTATATCTATAAAAATACTAGTTCGTTTGCAGTATCTAATCACACTTTTGAGTATATAATAATTAAGGAGGCATAAAATGTATTATTATATTCATAGCATTTATGGTTATATAGTTTGTTCTGAACCTCCTTTAAGAAATCTCGAAGATTACACAGAAATAACTGAACAAGAATATATTGACTATCAAATGCAGAAAGCTTTACGAAAAGAAGAGGAATAAAATAATGGGACTTCGGTATACTGTTGATATAATTGAAGATTTGGGTTTTCCTGAAGCAACAGATGAATTAGAGATTGAAATAGATTATTCAGAAGGTTTAGATATCTTTGTTGAAACTTTCTATGATGTAGCCACTACTCTAGTTCCTGTTGATACTGGATATTTAATGTCAACAATAGACTGCGATAATGATGGTTATTCCTATATTGAATGTTGGGCTGATGCTCATTATGCTCAATATGTAGAATTTGGTACATATAAAATGCGGGCTCAGCCTTATTTCGTTCCGGCTCTAGAAGAAGCGTTTCATGCAGCTATGCCCGCATGGAAACAAGCAATTGAAGAAGCTAGAGAAGAAGAGAGAGAAATACTTGAAAGTATGGAAACAGAAGAAATGGGAGCAGCTGAAGAGATAGCCCCAATTGGATTTGGTGGATTATTTTCTGCTCTTGTTATGACATTCATTGCTGCTGCAGCTATTGTTGCAATAGATAATTTTTTTGAATTAATGGGTAATGATAATAATAATAATTCTAAAGGTATTTCAACTTCTGGTGTAATTCAAGATTTCTTAGAAATTACTGATTAGGAGGTGTTTATCATAATTAAGCAGATTAAAAAGAAAATATATGATCTCCTTACCGAAACTTTGGGATATACAGTGGCAGACCAAAGAGAAAATTTACCTGAAGACGCAGAGTTTCCACAAGTATTACTTCGTTTAGGTACTGCTAGACGTGATAATATTAAAGGTACTTTTTTAAATACATTAAGATTTAAAATTGATATATTTTCAGAATATGATGGAGAATCTGAACTTTATGATATGGAAGAAAATATATACAATGCCATGAGTGAGTTATATCAATTTGAACACGTAATTAGAGTTCAGGAATCTAGTTTCAGAATTTTGGATGATAAATCTACAGGTGTTAAAATGAAACATGGTATTCTTAATTACCTTGTTATGATATGTGGAACAGAAGAGGAGGTAGAAGGTGAGTAAAACAATTATCCCCTCAGAGAGAAGTTATGATATTCAAATTAGTATTAATGGAAATATTGTGGGCGGACAGAGCAACGCAACAGTAGATCAGGTAATGAAACCCATCAATATTACTAATAAGATAACAGGAGAATGGGAAAAATCTATTGCGGGAGTCCGGTCTTGGAAGGTATCATGCTCGGGTATAAAAATTAAAGGGGCCGCCGCATTTACCGCACTTCAGAATGCTTTTAATAATGGAACCGAGGTAGTTATAGAATTTACCAACGGCTCTACTTCATTTAAAGGCAATGCTCTCATTACTTCATTTCCTTTTGTTTCAGAGTATAGTGATGCTCTTTTATATAAAGTAACTTTTTATGGTAATGGAGAATTTTTAAAAGATTAAGGGACAATTTTGTTCCATTCTATTGTCGTAAAAATCATTTAGTTATAGAGAGTTTAATTAATAAACTTTCTATAACTAGTGGTTTGATATTTTTATAACAAGGAGAAAGAAATGTTAATTAATGGAATTCAACTTTCTGCTCTAGGTGCTACATTACATAATAGAGTTTTCTCTACAAATAATGTAGAAACATCTGAAGACTGGAATGAAGGTAGTTTACAGCCTACATTCATTCGTCAGCAAGACACCTTTAAAGATATTGAATTACAATTTTTAATCACTGAGGAAAATGAAGAAGATGCTTTTATAACAATGAGTAATTTGACTATGTTGTTAAGAAAAGCTACTCTTATTTTCGATGATTTACCTCACTTGCAATTTGATGTTATTATGCAAGGACAGGGTAAACAAGAGAGATTAAAGAACGGTAATTTTCTTTTTACGGTATCTTTGAAAAGTGACTATGCAAAAGGCGCGTCTGAAGTTCACACAACTAACACCGCCGCAACAGATTCATTCAAGTTGTCGATCGTCTATTACAAAGATTCAACTACCCTTATTGCAACCGAGTCTGTAACTATTAATGCTTCTTCTTTTGTTGGAGTAGATAATATTACATTAGAAGACTTAGGTATCTCAATTAATAAGTATCAAGAGGCACATTATAATAATGGTGTTGTTACCAATTTTTCTGGTTTAACAATATCTTATGAAAATCTCTATTCTCTTGGTACAATGATTATTAATTACAGTCCTATTACTTATAGTAAACTTGTTGGTTACTATTTAAATAATGGGGAAGGAGCTTATAAGTTAGTTGAAGAGGTTTATACGAGATTTACTTATTTCAATTATGAGAAAATGACTTCAATAGGCCAATTAGTAAATCTTAACAGAAATAGACCTACAGGCTATAAAGCTAAGGTAACTCCGCCAGAACTTCCTACTTTTGATGAACTGATGGCTCTTCAAGGTTCTATTAATATTTACTTTGATATAGCTGAAGATGATCGAACAAAAGAGATAACTGTTAATTACTATCAAGAAAATGAAAATAGTAATGACTTAATATCTTCTCAAACTATTTTAGTAAGAGAAAGTGATATTGTTGAAGGTACAGTTATTAGTAATATCCTTAATCTTAATGGTAATAAACCAAATGAATATTATGATGATGGATATTGTGTAGAAGTAGATGATAATGTCTTACTTACTTTTGATGATTTATTAGATAGTTATACAATTCAATACAATAGAACAGAAACAACCATTTATGTAGAGTATTATCTTGGTAGCTATCCTAATTGGAACAGAAAAGCAACTGATACTTGTAAAATTAAGTATGATAGTTCTTATGATAGTGCAGAAAATATTTTTGAGGCTTTGAATATAAACCTTAACAAATATAAGACTGATTATTATGAGAATGGTTTAGTATTTAATTCAGAAGTCTTTACAGATTTTCAAGCTGTTGCAAGTATTGGTGTTATTCAAATTTATTATGTTCCAAAAGAATATACTATTACAGTTAAGTATGTTCAAGATGCTGATGACGGCACAGAAGTAACTGAATTAGGAACAAAAGATTATAAGATAACTGATTTGATGTTTGTTACAACACCAAAATTATCTGAATTGATTAATATTAATGAATTTAGACCAGAAGGTTATTCTTATTCAGAAGATGATTCCTATAAAGGCGAGATGTCGATTCCCGCACTTACACAGGCTAGTCCTATTACGATTACCTATAAACCTATTGCTGTTGTTAATACAAAGAGTATTGTAATTAAGTATAAAAAGCAATTAGCCTCTACTTATTCTACAATTAATACTTCAGTAATAACAATAGAAGAAGCAGCAGTTGGTGGCGGAATTCGATTAAAAGATTTATTTGAGATAGATAAATATAAGCCAGATTATTATAATACTGGTATTGTTGATGGATATAGTATTGACTCTGTTGTTCTTTTTGAGGAAATTCAAGGAACATATGATGTTTACTATTTTGCAACAAGTTATTCTACTCAGGTTAGATATTATACTGATGAAGTTGCTACTGAAAACTGGATTGGTTCAGATAGAATTAATTATACAGTTCTTGACTTTGAAGCTGATACAACAGCAGTAAGTCTTGGAGTAGATATTAATGCTTATAAACCAAGCTATTGCGGCGATGGTGAGATTCAGTATTATGGTGCAACTACTTTTGAAAACTTAAGAAATCTTGCTTCTATTAATATTGTTTATATGTCTGAAACAGAGCCAGGCGATGATGATATAGATTATCCACATCGTATATTGTTCTTACAACATAATGATATGGGTAGTTATGATACTTCATTCCCTACTTGGACATTGAATCATGCTTATATTAATACAGGTGTTACTTGTCTTGATATGAGTAAATTAACAGTAGCAATGAGTACAGTTAGAGTATTTGAAGACCAGCCGCTTTATAATGTAAATGTCGGTGATAGATATTTATTCGGTGCTTCAAGTCCTAATGGTGATTTTTATATTAAATATCAAAATAATACAACTTACACATCTAATCCTACTGGTCATAATTACTTTATTGCGGCGGCCGGTAAAGAGACTCCATTACTCCAGATTGAAGAAACTTCTGATAATGGTTTTAGTAGAAATACAGGTATTTACGCATCAGAAAGAGAAGGTTATTCATATGCTACATTAACATATAGTAACTTAATTCAAACTAATAATGCACAAATGCTTATTCCTCTTTACTTATTTGCTTGTAATAGGAACGGTAACTATGTTGGTGGTATCGCTGGAGTGGGCATCACCGCATGTAAGATTTATTATGATGGTGTATTATTAAGAGATTTCGTACCTGTTCAATATTATGATTTGATTGGTACTAAAGTAGCTCCAAGTAACTGTTTATATGATAAAGTTACTCAAACATTCTTTGAGGATGCTAGAGGATTAAATAGTTTTAATATTATGGACGATGATATGTACGAGGATACTAATCCAGACCATAATATTGGTAAATGCTATTGTAATTATTCTAAAGGTGGTAATTTCTTCCAAAGTAGAGTAATTTATTTCCGTGAGAGTGATTTTATTAATGGTAATGTATGGGACCCAATGATTAAACTTGGTGTTGATGATTATCAGCCAGAATTCTTTGGTGAAGGAAGTATTACTAATTTAGATAAACTTGGTGGAGTAACATTTAATAATGTAAAAGATTTTGTATTTGAAGTTAATTATCCTGAAACTGGTTACTATATTGATATAAATTATTTTAAAGATACAGAAGCTAGTGGTAATTTACTTGGTACTGAAAAAGTTTATCTTAAAGAGAAAGATTTTTATTCAGTTCCTACTTTTGGTATGCTTGTTGATTTATTAAAGTATAAACCTGATGGTTATGGACTTTATCAAGAAGATATACCTTATAAAGATACAAAAGTTACATTAAAGAGATTATTAAAGAATGCTCCTTATACTGTTGTTTATAAATCTTGGATACAACCTGAAACTCGCACAGTTACAGCAAAATATTATAAACATAGAAATTGGATTGAACCTAAAAACCCTATTAATCAATATACTTTCTTAGGTGAACAAGAAATAACAATAGATGCAACACAAGTAATTGATGGTGTTTATCCAGAGCAGTTTATTAATTTTAACTTATATAAACCTGCGGATGAGCCTGATTACTGGTATCCAGGAGCTCCGTTTGAGTGGTATACTAAAGACGAAAATCTTTTAAGTTTAACTGATTTAAGAGATGAATATATCATTACTTATGAGCCTAGAACTCAGTATATTGATATTAATTACTATACTGATGAAGTTGATGAAGCTAATTTAATTGCTAATTCTACTTGGGGTATAAAAATCAATGATTGGGATTTTGGATATGAATTCCAAGTAACAGATGAATTACCTAATAGCTATTTTAATAAATATAAACCTGCAAATTGTGATGCTGGTATTTTACAAGATAGTGATGCATATTACACATTTGATTCTCTTGTTAAAAAAGGTCATTTAGATATTGTTTATATGACAATGGTAGAACCTCATGACCCAGAAGATGATTCATTCCCAAATAAAGTTCTTTGGTATTATCCTGATAAAGGAACTCGTACAATAGGAAATGGAATAGTAGAAAATGGGGAAACAGGACGTAAATCTAAAGATTGGACACAACACAATGGTGGTTGCTTTGCTAAACCTGGATATGGTCCTTATATACCTTATCTTGATTTAGGATATACTCCGAAAGAGATTCAAAGATTAAGAATGCAAACTAAATTCTATTCTCTTGGTGGTTCAATGCATACTGGTGGATCAGATTTTGCTCCTGAAACTATGGAAGGTATGAATATTGTTGGCTACAGTGGCCCAATGAGTAGAGATAAATTATATCATTATATTGGAAGAGATGATGCTGTAGATTTAATTTATGGTTCAGGTGTTGGACAAGATTATGACTTATATAGTAAGAATAGTCCAGAATCATCAGGATATTTCTTTATTAGAGGCCATTGTCCACTTGGCTATTTTGGTGGTTCTTCACGTAGATCTTCTCATAATTTCTGGGGTGGTGTTCTTGGTGTAGATAATAATAATGGTATGAAGTGGAGTAATACTTTACAAACACAAGTTACAGATGGAGAAATATATCATTCTTGTTATAAAGGAGTTACCGCAGGATTTAGATTTGGTAATTATGTTGGATATGATGAAGATTTAGAAGTATATAAAGAAAATGATGACCATATTTATAAAGTTGAAAATGGAGACCATAAAGGACATAAAGCAAAATCGTTTTCTAATGGATTAGCAGAAATTTGGAGTTCTGATAGAAAATGTGTTTTTGAATATCCAGATGATATGGATTCTGTGGAATTTGATAATTCCGGTGATTGGAGAGAGTTTATTCCTAATCATGGTGATGAAAATACACTATGGACTGAAGATTGGCAAGAAATGAATCCTTCAACATTCTTCCACCCATATACTGTTACTCTTGATGCTTATAATGGTTTCTGTGAAATTTATGATATGAGTAATAGTGAAGACCCTTATCATTGGGATATAGATACAAGTAATGATTTGAATTTATTTACTGATAGATGTAAACCAAAAGGTCCTATTACATTATTTGTTTCAACAAATCCTGATACAGGTCAAGTAAATATTATTCCTAGTTTTTTCGAAATTATGCCTCGTATGACTAATTATAATGATAAAATTGAAGGATATAGTGATAGCAGACCTGGACAAACTAGTGAAGGTGAAGGTAGTGGAGGCCAATCTGCCCCTGGTACTTCAACTGGAGCTAACACTGGTGGTTCAACTGGTGGCGGTTCTGGAAGTGATAGTCAAATTGAGATTTATGGTGGATTGCTTAATATGGAATACAATCCATATACAACCGTAATGAACTGTCCTTGGGGCAACGGTCGTTCTGATGCATTCCCTGTTCCTATGAGAACTGCAGTTTGGGGATTAAAGATTTGGGATAGAGATAGATTAGTTCGTAATCTTATTCCAGTTGCAAAAGGCGATAAAGTTTACGATTATGTAATGCCAGAAAATGGAATGTTTGATTTAGTTACAGAAATTTTCTTTGGAAATGTTAATAAAGGAGGAAATTACGGTTATGTTTATAACGGTATTTTCGGTGGCGAAAAACTTATTAATATTAAACCTGATGAAGTTTTCACTCTAAGAGTTAATGATGATCCAACCACATACGGAAAAATTGTTGCTAATTATTATGATTATGATAATCAGTTTATTGGTAACCAATGGGTTGAAATTCCTTGTGATTATTTTCATGAAAACATTTCATTCAAAGATATTCTAAAATATAATGATATGAAACCTTCTTTATATTATCATGATGGTATGATTGATACAGATGTTGATATTGAAGATGATGTTCCTAATAGAAACAAATTAAAATCAATTTATGACCAAGGTGCTATTAATATTTATTATAAACAAAAGCAATATACAAAAACAGTAGTCTATTATAGAGGAAATACTAGAGTTGCTTCTAAGGATTTCTTCTTCTCACAAAATGAAATTGAAGCTGCGGAGTCTCTTGCAGATTTAGGTGTCGATCCTAACTTATATCAGACTGAAGACTTTAAGCCTGGTGTAATTATGTCGGACGAGACTATTATCGCTTCAGACGACGTCGCCGCATTCATTAATGCTCCTTCTCCTGTTGTTGTTTATGAAAAGTGGAGTAAAGAAGAGAGGCCAGATTTATTCTACTATGAATATTATAGGGGCGGCGCATATGAAGAAGAAGGACAAGAAACAATTACTGTAAATTCTGAAAATAAGAATTACTTAGATTGTGACTTAACCGCAATTGTATTAAATCCTAATGGACTTATTAAATATGTAGACCATTATCATGATGCTTTATATGAAGATGAAAAACAAAGTTATTTCATTTCTTATCAGGTAGATATTAATGTAAACTATTGTGAAGTTCATAAGGGTCCCGCGAGAGCTTATAAATTACTTGCAGAAATTACTGATAGAGGTAGGTATACAATAGTAGAAGAAAATAGAGGATGGGGTAGACTTAAAGAATATCCTAAAGGCTGGATTCTTCTTAAATATACAAATCCTATTATTGGACCAGGTCAGAATCCTGATTATGACAATAGTGATGTTGCTAGAGTTACTATTCCTTTTGCAACAAGACTTAGTATTACTAAGATGACTATTGATAGACTTTGGGCATATACTCCTGAATATGGTTCATGGATTAAGACTGAAGAAATTAGCTTTGATCAGTCTGGTAGATTATATAATGCACTTGGTATGGGTGTTCTTCACTTAGATGATGTTGATTGGACCCAAGTATCTAGTTTAAGTGATTTAGGTATTAATCCTGAAGCTTATAGATTAAGATTCCATGATGCATGTGGTTATACCTATAGCGGAGAATATACTGAAGCCGCATTTAGTGATTTACATAGTGTAGATTTTGTATATCCTGAAACAATTTATCCTTACGTTATTAAGTATTATAAAGATACATTAGATAATTCTAATATAGTCGGAACTGGTGCTTTCTCTTGTTCATTAAGTGATTGGAACCCTGATTGGGATACTTTCATTAGTACAAGTTGGAAGACAGGCTATCCCGCAACTGTAACTATAAGAGATACTTTCCATAGAACTGTTGGATTAACAAAAGATTATAATACAGTAGCAGTAAGAGATAAGATGTATGTTATCTCTACAATTCCTGTTTCTGTTGATAATAAGAATTGCTATCAATGTATTTGGAAAGGATATATTGGATATTATCCTATATCCGCACTTAGTGTTGATACTTCTCTTGTTGAAACAATTAGTCCTACTCTTTATAGAAGCGGAGAACCTATTTATTTAACATGGGATTTCTACGGATTAGATGCTAATTTGTATAAACCAGGTCCTGAGTATAATGATGGAATGTTCTTATGGAATCCTCGTACTTATGATAATAATGATGTTAAATTTAGTTTTGAAGAGATAATTACTACAGGTAAACAGACCATTCTTTATTCACCTATTATGGATATTGGCTATAAAGCTAAGTTTACTAATGGTTGGATGAAGTTACCAATGGATATTACTGATTTCTATTATGTACCAACTGCAAGTGAACCTGGTATTTGGGACATTGAAATTAAGTATCAGCCAAGTTATGAATCTAGTGTTGATGATTCTACTTCAGATCATTATTCTAATATATTAGAGACTAGACAAACAATAATTCCTGGCGATACTATAAAATATGGTAATTATAATGTTGGTAATAGACCTACATATACAGGTATACAAACTGGTCGCCGCACTTATTCTGTGGGAGATACACCAGGAAGAGATATTGATATAATTCATACTGGTACTAATCATAGTTCACAAAGTGGAGATTATATTGATACAACTACTTATTATGATTCATCTTATATTGATGGCTCTGTTGTTGGTAATTATTATAATATAATCAATTTCTCTAACAAGAGAAGTTATGATAAAGCAATATGTCAGATTACTGGTAATGATTTAACTAATTGGGAGAATAAAACTCCTGTATTTAAGGAAAGAAGAAATGTCAGATATGCTAATAATGATGATTATACATATGATGATACTTCATTCTCAATTAGTAATTTAAATATCGGTAATGGTTGTTATTACAAATATAATAATTCTGGAAATAGCTTAGACTTCTTTGAGAATAAAGCTGTTGGAAATAATATTGTATATTATATAAAGGTTTGGAAGAATTATTATCTTGAACATTATTATGTACCAGTTCCTAAAGGATATTGGTTACCTAACAATACTCAAGTAACATATAATACATTCTATGATTTAGTAACACAAACTATTTGTACTAAATCAACTTTACAATATAATTATACTTATAGTAATGGTTCTATTACATTACCTAATAATTATCCAGATATTTATAAGTTACATCAACCCGCAATAGGTAGCGGACTTGACATATTCGAAGATTGGAATTATACTATAGTTGATACAGATAGAATTATAATAACTACATCTAGAATTAGTGCATACAAGCATCCTGATATATTATCTGGAGTATTAGCTACAATAGATAAAGGTACTGTAATTCCTATCAAGAAAATGGTATTAGATAGTGCGGAAGAGCATGTCCAAGGTTTATGGTATTATACCGGAGAATATTGGATTAAAGCTAATTCCACTGAAATTACTACTCTTGATACTCCTGTTACAGAAATTCAAAAGACCTTAGCTCTTAAAGGTGATGAATCTAACACTGCCGCAACTTATTACGGTTTCCGCAGACCTAGTGATGCAATACCTGATTATTTTGATATATCTTATGTAAAAGGATATACTAATAATTCTATATCTAGTTTTGATACTGGAATAAATTATAAGTTAATTGGTAAGATGGAGTTAGATTTTGATTATATAGATAATCCTTATACTTCATCTAAAGATAGTGACGGATATTACCTTAATAGCTATGTATTTGGAGCTGGTGCATATTCACCTGTCCTTGCTATAGATTCAGTAGAAAGTAAATTCTCTATTGACGGATCGCATACTATTAATTACACTGCAACAAAAGGAAGTCATTATAATGTTGTCATTGAACTTAGCGGCAATGATGATAGTTGGACTTATACTTATTATATTAATGGTTCTCTTGTTGGAACTGAACAAGGTCATGGCGGCAGAGGTAATTATGATGCACATATGCTTGTTGCAGGTGATGCAGTTGTTAATTATGGTATTTCAAATGATAGACGTGGTTTAAAAATTAATTTCCATTATTGTAAGATTTGGAATACAAGTAATGTTTTAACACGTGAGTATAGACCAAGAGTAAAGATTGAAAATGATAGTCAGGTAGCTTATATTTATGAAACTACTAATGGTTATCAGTCATTACCTCAGTATTGGAGTTTTGATAATGTTGATTTTATAGCCCCACAATCTAATTATTCTACATTTACAACAGAACAGTTAGAAAAATTCTACTTTAGTAGTAATGATTTTTACTGGAATGGTAAAATGTGGATCCCCGCATCATACACTGAAGATTATGTCATTGAACTTGCGGAGCCTAAAACATTAATTGTGGCAACTACTACACTTTATACTTATTCACGTCCATTAGAACAGGTTGCTTACAAAGTATCTAACTTGTTAAATGGAGATAGAATTACTGCTATTGGAACCTTAGGTAAAGATAGTAAATGGTATAAACTTAACGATAATACTTGGGTTTACGATAATAATACTCTTAATGAGCTAGAAGTCTAAGAAAGGAGACAATAGATGAAGAATGTAATTGCGGCAAAGGTTAATTATACACCATCTTTGGTGTTAAATAAAACTTATTATCCAATCACTTTCTCTTCTGATACGACTTCTTTCACAATTAAAAATGAGGGAACTGCGGCGGCTCCATGTCGCCTCAGTTTCACCCCCATTAATGATATAATGAGGTTCACAGTTGAAGGTTTATCTGAGGAACCTATAGTGATGACTCGTATTTTAAGAGGAAATATTGTAACAATAGATGGTATTAATAGAAAAATTCAAATTGATGGTAGTGATGCTTACTCGCAATTTGATGGTTGGGAATTTCCTAAATTACAACCAGGCGATAACTTAATCACAATGACCGCGGCAAACGATATGTCTCTTATAGAGATTGAGTTTCAACCTAGATATATTTAAGGGGGTAACCGCATGATTAAGATATATGATACTAATCATTCTTTTGTTGATATGATTTATAAAGAAGATATTAGTAATTATTATGTCGAGTGGAGTTTGGAGGATGGTCTTCGGACCATCTCCTTCTCCTTACCTATTGTTGATAGATATTTAACTAATATCAATGAAGAATATTACATTGAGACAGAAGATTATGAATATATAGTTAAAAGAATTGTTCTTCAAGAAGATGATCCTCATATGATAATTCAGGGCATTGGAAATATTGAAGAATTAACGGGCACGGTTTTAGAAGTATTAGATGCTTTTGATATAACAGTTAATGAGTGTCTTACTAAAATTGTAACTCTGAAAGGGCTTTCTTGGGAACTACAGTTTAATGTAAATTATGCAAACAAAGTTCAATATGCTCTTTCTAAAAAAACTGTACTAGAATGTTTAAATCAAGTAAAAGAAGATTATGCTTTGGAATTTTGGTTTAACACAAAAGATAAGATAATTGAAGTATATGCGGCTGGTGGTATGGGGAGGAATAAGGGCTCGGCTTTAATGAATGAGCTTAGGTTGGCTTCTCTATATCATTCTGGCAATACTAGTGATTTTGTTACTGTTTTATATCCTTATGGTTACAATGGTTTATCTATAAAAGATATAAATAATGGTAAAGAATTTATTGAAAATTATGATTATTGTGACAAAAGAATAGTAGGATATTATTTTGCAGATGATATTAAGTATGCGGAAATCCTTAAAATGAAGGCTGAAGAAGAATTGGCCAAGAGATCTTGTCCTTATATCCAGGCTAAGATCCGGGCATCCGCACTCCCGCAAGATATTCAAATTGGAGATACAATTTTTATTATAGATAAGTTAAAAAGAAAAAAGATGACTAAAAGAGTTGTTAGCATTAAAAGATTTCCATATGAACCAGAAAAAGATACTATAGAATTAGATAATCCTATAATACCTTTCACAGAAGAAATGTGGAGATTTAAAACTGACTATGATAAAAATATCCATTATATCAAGGAAAATATTGCTCAATTAATGTAATAGGACAAAATTGTTCTATTTTTATAATCAAATTTTCATATATAGGTGGAACAGAATGAGAGAAGTTATTAGAAATTTAAATAAACGTGCGGTTTCCGAGGGCACAGGTATCTCTTATTCTCGATTAAGAAAGTATGCCGCCGCACAAATTGATGAATTAACTAAAGAGGAGAGGGATGCCATTTCCGCATACCTTTCCAATCTTTCTGCTATTGTAAAAGGAGATTTTAGCAATGTCGAAACAAAGTTACCAAATTCTTAATTATATTAAAGAGCATGGTCCTTGTACTGCAAAAGAAATTTCTGATGCTCTTAATATTGAGAAACGTAGAGTAGATTCTTATTTTTCTGCTGCTATTGTTCGTGCGGGATTAGGTGAAAGAGACCAGTCAGTAACTCCTTCTATTCTTAGATTAACAGAAGAAGGAATGAAGTACGAAGAAGTAGAATTTAATTAAAAAAATTTTAAAAAGTTGGGCAATCGCTAGTAATTAATTGCCTAGATTTTTTATATATAATAGTAAAACAAATGCCATGTTTTATGAGAATCCTTCTTTCTAATTTATTGCAATGAGGGATAGGGCGTCTCTTAATTGAGGCGCCTTATTTCTTCAATTAATTAGACAACTTTTTGACAAGAGAGGAAGTGTATTATATGCTACCTAATAATGATTATGTTACAGAAACTGATTTTAAAAAAATAATGAAAATATATTTTAAAGAGAATATAAAGTTATATGAGATTGGAAAATTATGTGAAGTAAAAGATAAAGGTTTCTGGTCTAGAATTTTGCATGGCAAAAAGCCCGTACCTAAACATGTGCGGGATGCTATGAAAAAATTATTTCAAGAATATGGAGTTTAAAGGCTATGACAACAAAAGAGTACATTAAAGAGAGGATCAATTATTATAAACAAATGGTCCCTGAAGAAAAATATAAAAAAGCAGGATTATATACAATAACCGTTAATGGGGAGGTTGTATATATTGGTAAATCAACAGATATGCAGAATAGAATTGCAAATCATTTATATCATATATGTGATGATGATTTACGCACACCTGGAGATAAGGCCAAATATGGTGAACTCCGCAGGGCAAGATTTCTTGGTTATAATATAATCTTCAATGTTCTTTACTATTCTATTGTTGAAGAGCCAGGACAAGAGCAAGATGATGATATAGGCAAGAAAGAAGCTATTTATATTAATCAATATATGCCTAAATTAAATAGACAAGTACCATCACTTGACAATTATCATAGTTATAAAAATAAGCCTTATGAACCTCTTAATATACAAGAGAGAGGGTTAATAATTAAGTAGCGGGAATGGAGGTCTATGGCTTCCATTTAGCAAGGATTTCCGCATCACTTAAAAATTTTTTCTAAAACTTTGGGCAAAGTAGGAAAATTTATTAACTCCGAAATTTATATAATATAGAGAGTTAAGGCAAAGTATGTCTTTAAGACAACTCTCTTTCTTGAAGAAAGAGAGTTTTCTTAAAAATCTTTCAGAGATAAGACTAAGGGATTTTGAGCGAATTTCGAGCCCCAATGGGGCTCTCAATTCTACTCAAAATCCAAATCTTTAATTAATTAATTATTTTAAAAGAGATTCTTATCTTTATATAAATATTATACCAAATTTTTTATTAAAAGTCAATTTTTTAATTTTCATCTCCTTTTTATCCTTTTTTCTCTTGACTTTTGTAAAAAATTTTGGTATAATATTTATATAAGATATGAGAATATCTTTAAATTCTAAAAGCCATATTTGATTAAGGGGAGAGTTTTTGCAAGGGACTCTCCCCACTCCCTCTTATTACTCATTCCTATTGTTGTGTAATCAATAATTGGGCATATTGATTAAACTATTATATAGGAATTTTGAATTATAATTGAATAATAGAATATAAAAGGAGGTTTTATTCAATGTCTGATAATAGATCAACCGACTTAAATAGACCTCTCACAGAGCAGCAAAAGGCTTGTGTAGAATATTATTTAAGTCATAAACCTTATAATTATAGTGCTGCTTATAATGCTATTTATCCACCTAAAGATCAAAGTCGCGGGAGTCAAACATGCAGGACTGCCGCATACAATTTTTTCAGTAATCCAAGAGTAAAGGCTTATAAAGAACAAAGATTAAAAGAAATTTATGAAGCAGCAAATATAAATGCTGAATCAATTGCATTACGATTATCTGATATTGCTTTTGATACAAGAGATGAAATGACAGCTTCTTCATTAAAAGCCTTAGATCTTTTACAAAAGCAACTTGGATTACAAAACAAAAAAGTTGATATTGATGCGAATGTTGCGGCCGGCATCACTATCATAGATGATTATGGGGAGTAAAGCTTTAAAAATTTCAGAGATTGTTGGAGAAGGTTACCGCGATTTTTGGAATTTCAAAGGACGGTATTTATTAGTAAAAGGGAGCCGAGGAAGCAAGAAATCAACGACCGCCGCACTTAAAATTATTTACAGTATGTTAAAATACCCGCTTTCTAACTCTCTTGTTGTAAGACAAACTTTTAATACTTTAAGAGATTCATGTTGGAAACAATTGCAATGGGCAACTGAAAAATTGGGTTGTGCCGATAAGTGGAAATT